TTCCACCCCTTATTCCTTTGAGTGATCCTCACGATGATAAGGAATTTGCTCCTGGGTCATCAAATAGTGGCCCTTTGGGTAAGGTTTATAGGAAAGGTGTTCATATGTGGACACCTGCGTGTTGTGAAGTCATGGGTTCATATCCTCGAGGCGTAACAATGAAATCGCGTGTTGAGAAGACTGTTATCTGCGATAAGGTGATGGAAGTGTGTTCTGTTAGCCCTAGTGTGACTAAACCTGTCATGGAGGCCATACAAGCGTCAGATGGTACATGGCTTAATCCATATACCATTGCAACGGAACAGCAAGGCATGGTTTCAGGTTTGTTTCCAGCTTCTGAAGTTAAGGAGTGTGCTGAGCACTTCGTAGCTGATATGTTGCGCAATGGTGATGATTGGTTGCGTAATATGCGAACCCTTACGACCGAAGAAGCTATCAATGGAGTTGAAGATAACCCACACATTAATCGTATTGTGATGAAGACTTCTGGGGGTTTCAACTTTCCTGGTAAGAAGATTAAACATTTTTCGCTTCTAGATAATGGAGTATGGGTTGCAGATAGTGATGTGTTAGCTGCCATTGGTTCGTTAGAAGAAGCTTACTCTATGGGTTTTCGGGCCCGCCCAGTGTTTAATGCCACTATTAAGGATGAACCGATTAGCCTTAAGAAAGCTGCTCTTGGAAAATCTCGGATCTTCACTTCATGTGCTGTTCACATGACTATTGTCGTGCGTAAACAGTACATGTATGTGTGTTCAGCCATAGAGGATAACAATTTTCTTACGGAGTGTGCTGTTTCTATGAATCATTTGAAGAGTTGGGGTGACATTTATAAGTTTGTCACTTTCCATGGTCTTGATCGCATAATAGCAGGTGATTTTGGCAACTATGATAAGGGAATGCCACCGATATTTATATTGATGGCGTTTTATGTGCTAGACAAGTTGCGAAGTGCGCACAAAGAGTTGTCGGATAGAGACCGTTCAATTTCTCGTGGCATTGCCACTGACATAGCTTTTCCCATGGTGAATATGAACAAAGAGTTGATTCAATTCTATGGAGGGAACCCATCAGGGCACCCTCTGACCAGTATAGTCAACTCTTTAGCTAACTCGCTTTTTATGCGTTTTGCGTATAGGAAACTTGGATATCATCTCAGTACGTTTGTCTTAAATGTTAGGCTGATGACGTATGGGGATGACAATGTCATGGGTTCTAAATTGGACGGTTTCAATCACACTGCCATTCAACAAGTGTTAGAAGATCATGGCATCACTTTTACTATGTCAGATAAGGGCGCAGAGAGTAAACCCTTTTGTCATATAAGCGAAGTTGATTTCCTGAAGAGACGGTTTGTCTTGTTGAATGATCGTGTAGTGTCACCCCTAGATGAGAAGAGCATTTTTAAGAGTTTGTGTTATTGGGTCCGTAAAGATACCATTGAGTCTCCTCAGCAAGTGGCACAATCATATGCTGCAGCTAGGCGAGAGTGGTGTTTGTACGGGCGAGAGCATTTTGATATGCGTATCGCTCAGATGGATCAAGTGTTGTCTGGACCCATTGGGGATGAGATACGATGTCATTACACT